TAATCACATTAATTCAAGGCAAGCATGAATGCTTCATGTTTGAAGGCACGTTCGAGGAGGACAGCAATGACTGAAGTTGAAAAATCATTTGAGATACAGCGTAGGCGTATACCCTTGCACTTGGTTGCTGAATCATGGGGCGGTGGCTATGACCTACGGGACATAGAAATGTGCGTGTTCTATTTTGGTGACGGGCAGTTTGTTCTGCGCCCGATGACCGTCAGGACAGGAGACTTGGAAGAAGAATGCACAGCCATTCACATGGGTGGAGGCAAAGACTTTTTCGTGGTGAGGGAAAGCACCGAAGCAATCAACGACTTTTTATTTGGAGTGTACTGACATGGCAAAGAAACAGAAATCAATGGTAATTGAATTACCACAAGAACAGGCGAATGCAATCATGCTGATGCTGGAAAGTGATCTGGAATCCATATTTACTTATGGTGGTGGCATTGACCCCATAGCAGATTGGGAAACCGTTCACCATCAGGCGTATCAACTGCTGGCCTACCAAGCTTTCAAAGAAAAATATCTGGAGACTTACGATGCCTAGAGTAATCATCACATGGGAATGGGAAGAAGCTTTCTCAAAGTTCGGGTTCGGTGATGGCGATGGCTGGAACGGAACGCATGAGGTCGTGGGTGAGATTGAAAGCCTTGGCTATGAATGCGAGACGGAAAACTGGGGCTGTCACAACTACATGATCTTTGACATCAAAAAGGATGGCAAGTCCATCCTGTTTCCGGAACCCAATTTAATCGGCAGTAATCTAGACCACTGGTTGCCAGAGGTAGGACAAAGGATCAAGGACCGTGTTCTGAAGATGACGCATGGAGAACGTAAAGACCATGTGCCTGAACCACTGGGCTACGAAGAGCCACGCAATTATTTGCCGCTCGACATCACCAAACATCTGGACAGCATGTTTACAGACGAATGGGAGGAACCGTATGACTATTGATTTAGAAAAGCAGATTCTTGAACAGGCGGACAAGGAAGACAAGCAACGTCGTGCTGCGTATGCCAGAAAGCTAAAAGAACATCTTATTTCTATGCCCAAGGTTTTGCATGATCTTATCCCTGCGTTTGAAAACGCAGACGTGTTTGCGGGAATCACGCAACAGGACTTAACTTATGCAAGGGCTATAGGGTTGATGGCTGAGATGGCTGACGAAGACCTAGCCTTGTTACGGACTCATGCGTTCTTTTTAATTGATGGCGTGATACGAACGGACAAAGGGCATAACTCTCGGTCCACAAAACTTAGCTATGAATTGACAGGTTTTTTCAAGCAGAAGGAACGTACCAAGGAAGAACAGGAATTGTATTCGCTTGCCTTTCCTGTCAGCAAGAGGGGAGAAACTTTGTGTACCCCACTTGGGGCAAAAGTAATACTAAACTTTCTTGCTGTGTTTGGTACTGAGCAATTCATAGAAGGTAATCTAAGACAAAGGTCGGAGGCTCTATCATCGTTGCACAAATATGCAATGATGATCCCATCCAAACAGGTGTTGGACGGCCCGTTTCCTACTGTCAAAAGTGGCTTTGTTGATTCAAGCAAACAGCTTTTCATGGACGACGGCAGGCTGGTTCTACGTAAACCTGTCAAACCTGATGTTGAAAGAAAACCAAACGGTCAGTTTGCAAAGGGACATCATGTGCCAGAAGAATGGAAGCAACAGGCGGAAGCGGAGGTAGCTGTGGGCGAACGAAAAGAAACAGTCGTGAAGGGTAGGCCGTATGATCAAAAGACACTGCGTAAAAAAATGCTGGAAAGAAATCCTGTGTGCCCCTTTACAAACATATCAAGCCCAAAGTTTTTGAGGGTGTCACACATCAAGCCTGATTCTGAGTGCGAGGGTGGCGAAGGGGCAGACCCGGCTAACATTCTTATGCTGTCTATTCTACCAGACAAATTGTTTGACTGTGAGGCAGTAGAAGGATTCCAACGGGTGGCGTTCATTTCCTTTAATGATGAAGGCAGGGTGATGCGTAGCACCAAGGTTACAAACGAAGAGTTACTGGCTCTTGGCTTGCCTAAAAATTGGTGGACTGTTTCCATCGCACATTTGTTGCAAGGTGGAGAAGGTGAGCGACGCAAGCGTTACCTGAAGTGGCACAGGGAAAATATGTTCTATGATAACGTAATAAAGAAAGCGAAGCCGTGACCAATTATCATTGCACAGAGTGCGCTGCACAGGCGATAGTAGTAGAACAGGGACAGTACTACTGCCCCAAATGTTGGTTCAAATTGTTTACGAAGGTATATAATCATGACAAAATTAAAAACTGTAAGTCAATTTCCGTCAGCAAAGCTGTCCCAATACAGGGTAGGTCTGGTCGTGGAGTTTTACAAAGACCAGTTCGTGAAGGCGATTGACGAAGAAGAAGCCAAAGAAATAGCTGAGAATAGACTGCGTAGGCGTACAGGCTTGATGAATAGTCTTGGCTTTTCTATTGGTGACATTGAAGTAGTAGATGCGGAGCAGACGAATGATAGAAAAAAATGAAGAACTAAGCGATGCAGCAGGGGAAATCGTAAGAGATACTGTTAACACTTTGAAGGAGTTGGGTGTTGAGCAGGACTTTGCAGCTTACCTGATGTTGTGTGCGGGTCTTGGGCTGGCTGTTTTGGGCAACAGAAATAGTCCGATTATTGTAAACCAGTTATTGGCTTCAGCCATGATGGTTGCAAATCAAAACATAATAGACATGGAGGACAATAAAAATGAACACCCAAAATACCATTGAACTTGGGGGCGAATGCCCAAAATGTATGAGCGTGTTGTCTTTGAACAAGACAAACGGAAACATCGTGTGTGCTGTGTGTGGTTTGCAAATTGTTGACAGTGTTATATCATCTGATAGGATGCCAGACAGTAACAAGGAAGGTGAGATGGAAACACATCTGATGCCAGATGAAAATGCTATTGCGGCTAAAGAACCGAAGATGCAGTGGCAAGCAGCGGTGGTCACTGTCGATAATGTCATACAAGAGTGGCTAATTGACCACGATGGTCAGAGCGAAGAACGTGTGGCTGGTGTTCTTGCCGCATGGCATAGAATCTTACAGGGGTAGTGATGTCAAAAGATAATGTGATTTATCTTCACAGTAAACTTGTCTTTAAAAAAGACCCCGTGCCCACCGTCTGTGAAGTGGCAGGACAGATGTTGAAGGACGTGGTTATTTTGGGGGAAGCAGAAGACGGAACGGTCAAGATGATGACAACACAACCCGACCCCGCTGAAATATTATTTTATCTTGAGTCTGCCAAGTTCGCCATCATGTCAGGTGGCATAAATGACGACGAGGCGTAGATGTTTAAATATAAGACGAGACCGTACGCGCACCAAGAGGCTGCGCTACAAAAGTCGTACGACAAACTTAACTTCGCATACTTCATGGAAATGGGGTGCGGTAAATCAAAAGTGTTACTCGACAATATCACATGGCTATATGAAAACGGACACATTGATACGGCAGTTATCGTTGCACCGAAGGGCGTGTATCGAAACTGGGAAGTGTCAGAGATACCGACTCATCTACCAGAAGACATTGACACCCAGATATATGTTTGGAGTGCGAACCCGAACAAGGGTCAACGTGAAAGATTGTCGGAAGGTGTTAATAAGACACGGACTCTTCGCATTCTGCTTGTCAACGTCGAAGCATTTGGAGCGTCGAAGAAGGTGCTTCAATATATGGAACACTTTGTACGCGACTCGACTTTCCTACTTGCGGTCGATGAAAGCACAACTATTAAAAACCCCAAGGCCAAGCGGACTAAGGCTCTGGTTAAACTTGGTCAGGGTGCAACGTACAAACGCATTCTTACCGGATCGCCCGTTACGAAATCGCCTATGGATCTCTACGCGCAATGCGGATTCATGGACAAGAACCTGTTGGGATTCGACAGCTACTATTCGTTCCAAGGACGCTACGCTATTACAAGGACTCAGCGCATGGGTTCGCACAGCTTTCAACAGATTGTGGGCTACCGTAACTTGAGTGAACTGAGTGACAAGCTAGACAGATTTTCTTTCAGGGTAACGAAAGAAGAAGCCCTTGACCTACCCGACAAGATCTACACCGTTCGTGAAGTTGGGGTGACCAACGAACAGCTAACCTATTATCATTCGATAAAGACAGCAGCTATGGCGTTGCTTGATGAAGGCGAACTGGTATCAGCACCATCAATCATGACACAGCTATTACGATTACAGCAGGTATTGTGTGGTCATCTGATGACCGATGACGGTGAACTGGTGGAGTTCCCTACAAGGCGCATGGATGCATTGATGGACACAATCGAAGAGATGTCAGGCAAGGTAATCATCTGGTCACGATTCAGGTACGACATACGAAAGATAACCGTAATGCTGGAGTCAAAGTACGGGCCAGGGTCTACAGTCAGCTACTTTGGTGACACGTCAGATGCTGACAGACAAAGTGCCATCGAAGCCTTTCAGTCTGGGGACGCAAGATTCTTCGTGGCAAATCCACAGACAGCAGGTTATGGGCTGACGCTGACAGCAGCAACCAATGTAATCTATTATGCAAATGATTTTAATCTTGAGACTCGTGTTCAGTCTGAGGATCGGGCGCATCGGATTGGTCAGCATCATCCTGTTCTGTATGTTGATCTGATGACAAAGGGCACGGTTGATGTCCATATTGTGAAGACTCTTCAGAACAAGATTGATCTGTCTGCGAAGACCTTGGGTGAACAAGCCCGTCAATGGTTGGAACTTGACCCCCGTAAAAGTGGCGATTAGATGCCTGTCGTTCTGCATATTTCACAGCGTGATTCTGCTGCTTTGACATGGGCGAACGGGATAGCTGATACGGGTACAAGGCACAGGACCCAGTTTCGAGGTCCACATACAGAAGTCGAACACCCAGTTTCTTTTGGGTGTCTGATAGCAGACGTGAGATTATCGAGCCGTTCTTTCTACGGCCTACAGTCTTCACGTCAAACAATAGAAACTCACCCTTCGGGGTTAGTGCAATAAGGTCTATCGGGCCTTGTTCAATGAATGGAGTGTAGACATAACAATCTTGGGCCATAAGCCACTCAGCAGCAAGCAGTTCAGATCTTTTACCTTCACGAACTTTATGATCTGGTCTCATTTTTTTGTTGACTTTTGTTTTTGTTATCGGCTAGACTCTGACAGTAACATATAATCAGTTAGGTTGCAAACATGGACACGACTAAATGGAAATCAATCGCGGTTGAGGTACAGATATATGAGTATCTCAAGAAACGTGCGCAGAAAAACGACAGAAGTGTGAGCAAGGAATTGACACACATACTGAAGGAAAAACGTGCACAAGAAGCCGCTTGACATACCCAAGGAGAGTGGGTTAAGACTCTCCACCACACCCGAAGGGGTTAAACTTTAACGTAGAAAGTACAGGAGAATGTACGATGAGCGATGTGTTTTCGCTATTTGATGAGGAAGTCGATGCCTCTAAGTTCGACAAGGTAAATGAAGATAAGGGCAAGACATTGTCCGATCTCATCCGCCAGTCTATGAAGATCGATGAAGAGATTGCACAAGCAGAGCAGTATCTGAAGGATCTTAAATTCAAGAAACGCAAAGTGAATGAAGAAGATATCCCAAGCCTGATGCAGGAGATGGGTATGGATTCTGTTACGGTCGATGGCAACAAGGTTGCTTTGCGGCAGTTCGTTCATGCGCGTATCCCAGAAGAAAAGAAAGATGAAGCATACAACTGGCTTCGTTCTATCGGAGAAGGTGACATCATCAAGAACGATGTCGTCGTGTCCTTCGGTTCTGGTCAGGACAATATGGCAGGGGCTGTCGTAGACGACCTCCGCAATCAGGGTCTTGAGCCAGCGCAGAAGACACACGTCCATCCACAGACGTTAAAGGCGTGGGTCAAAGGACGCATCGAGGCAGGTAAGGATATCGACTTTGATACCTTCGGTGTGTACGTCGGAACTGAAGCTACAATTAAGAGGAGCTAGTCATGGCTGAAGCAGCAGTAGCAAGAAAAGAAAGCACAGCAGTTGCTAATATCATGGACGATCTGTACGAAGCGGCAGGTCAGGGCATGGAAACCATTGGGGCAGAGGATATGCAGATACCGTTCTTGCGGATTCTTCAGCCGCTGTCACCGCAGTTGATTAAGAATGACCCGAAGTTTATCAAAGGTGCATCCGCTGGCGATATCTTCAACACTGTTACGGGTCAGTTCTGGGAGGCTGAAGAAGGTATCAACGTGCTGCCTTGTGCGTATACCACCAAGCTTCTGGAATTTCAGTTGCGTGAAAACGGTGGTGGTTTTATGGGCGAACTGGAACCAAACAATCCAGACGTTCGTAAGACGGAGCGTGTAGGTAGCAGTGAAATGTTGCCGAATGGAAACGAACTTGTTCGGTCCGCACAGTTTCTTGTGTTGGCATACGATGATAACGGCATGACCACGCAAATGATCTGTGACATGAAGAAGACTCAGATGAAGGTAGCCAAGCAATGGAATACCAGACGCGCTGGTCTGAAGATTATGCATCCGACTAAAGGGTTGTTTAATCCACCTATGTGGTCTACTCCGTGGAAGCTGACCTCGATCCAAGAGTCCAACGACAAAGGTTCGTGGTTCAACTACCAACTGGCGGGGCTTGAGATGGAGTCCGTGCCAATGCCAGCGTTGCAGGAAGCGCGTGACTTGTACAACTCATACCGTGCAGGAGAAATTAAGATGAGTACAGGGGAAGAAAGTCAGACAACCACTTCGTCTGATGACACCGACGTACCGTTTTAAGCCAGTAGGGGGCGGGGAGTTTATTTTCCTTTCGCCCTGCCCCCACCCTCTCTTGCCCGGAGTAACCAATGAACCAAGCCGAACGGTTCATGGCGGCGTTTGAAGGTTTCAGCACCGCACATGGACAGACACAGATATCAGATGAGAGACGTGCTGGAAAACAAAAGGCAGAGTCCCGCATCATTAGAAAGCCTCTTACGTTAGAACTTATTGTCGCACACCTTGAAGGTAAGCATGGCGTAGGTTCTATACCTATCAACGAAAACAGCCAATGTAAGTTTGGTGCACTGGACATTGACCAGTATCCGCTAGACCTTGTCGCACTTGACAAGAAGCTGCGTGACAACGATATTCCATGTGTGGTCTGCCGCTCGAAATCAGGTGGCGCACATATATTCTTTTTCTTCACTAAGTTTTTTAGCGCAGGTGTTTTCCGTGACAAAGCCACAGAAATTGCAGCCTATCTTGGATATGGTGGTTGCGAAATATTCCCGAAACAAGAAGAGATTCTTGTCGAGCGTGGTGACATTGGTAACTTTATCAACCTTCCGTACTTTGATGCGGAACAGACAATGCGTTACGCTATCAAAGAAGATGGAAACGAAGCGGACCTTACCGAATTTCTGGATCTAGTAGAGGCCAGAAGAACTGAACCCAAACATTTTGAAAAGCTACAGCTTGGTGAACCTGTCAATGAGTTTGACCAGTGGGCACCGTGTCTGTCGCACATGTTTAGTCAGGGCATACCAGAGGGCACGCGCAACACAGTTATGTTTGCTGCTGCTGTCGGTGCCAAGAAAGAACAACCTGAGAAATGGAGAGAACGTCTTGAAGAAATTAATGTCAAATACTGTACGCCCCCTTTACCAGCTTCTGAAATCGTCACTATTCAGTCTCAACACGATAAGAAGGAATATGGTTTCCCCTGTGATCAAGAACCACTCAAGTCGTTCTGCAACAAAACGCTCTGCAAAACAAAAGCGTGTGGGATAGGTAGTCACGTTCAACATGTAGAAATTACTGGCCTGTGTGTGGTCAAGTCCGAACCACCTGTGTGGTTCTGTGACGTGGGTGGTCGGCGTGTCGAACTAACAACTGATGACCTGCAAACACCACAGCGTTTTCAGAAAGCATGTATGGAACAGATACATGTCATGCCACCGATGATGAAGATGGCAGACTGGCAGGTGATTGTGTCCATGTTGATGGACAGCATGAGTGAGATAGATGTACCAGAAGAACTTACCTATAAGGGCCAGTTTATGGACCTGCTAGAGGCGTTCTGTGACGGTCGGGTACAAGCCCAGTCTGCTGAAGAGATTGCACTTGGCAAGCCCTTCACGGACGACGAAGAGGGTCTTACATATTTCAAGTTAGAGGCACTTCTAAAATACCTGCGCAATCAGAAGTTCGACAGTTACAGCCGTGGTCAAATTCAGGAACGGTTAAAGGAACTAAACGACAACGGCACAGCAAATGGACAGAAAAGATTTAACACTACTAAGGGTGATACCAAACCACTTCGGGTGTGGTGGGTTCCAGCATTCAATGCCGAGGTCCAAGTTCCAAGTATCGAACTTGAAAGTGAGGTGCCCTTCTAATGCAGACAACAATCTTTGGTCCACCAGGAACAGGCAAAACAACTAAGCTTATATCTATCGTCAAGCAGGAACTTGAAGATGGCACAAGGCCAGAGGACATAGCGTTTGTGTCCTTCAGCCGTAAGGCAGCAGAAGAGGCGCGCAATCGTGCTTCGGCTGCGCTGAGTATGAACCCTGACCAGATGGTCTGGTTTCGTACTCTTCATTCAATGGCTTTTCAATACCAAGGTCTAAACAGTAGACAGGTGTTGAAAGGGAAAGACTTCACGCAACTTAGTCACATACTGGGGTTAGAGTTTTCATCCAACGCCTCTATCCGTATGGAAGACGGGCGGCTCTTCTCACCGGGCAAGGGTGGGGATGCCTATCTATCCATGATCCAGTTGGCTAGGGTGCGTGGAGTCACCCTCGAACAACAGTTCAGTGATACAAACAACAGGCATCTTCATTATCAGCAACTGAAGGTGGTGGACGAAGTGTTACGGGATTACAAGCGCGACACAGGTAAGCTGGACTTTGTAGATATGATTGACCGCTTCATAGCCGAGGGCCAAGGTCCGAGGTTGGATGTCCTGATAGTAGATGAGGCGCAAGACTTGGCTCCGCTACAGTGGCGCATGGTTCATGACGTACTAAAGCCACGGGCAAAGCGTATCTATTTTGCAGGAGATGATGACCAGTGCATTTACTCTTGGATGGGTGTGAACGTGCGTGATTTCTTGGACGCATCAGACAATAAGATGGTGTTAGATAAATCATATCGTCTTCCACGAAACATATATAACATAGCGGATTCTCTGGTAAATAGAGTGGTTGTGCGACAGCCAAAAGTGTGGTCACCTGTAAGTGAGGCTGGGCAAGTTGTCTGGCATCACGATATCATGGACCTCAACTTTAACAGCGGCGAGTGGCTGATTCTTGCTCGAACAAACTACATTGCTAATAAGGTTGCTACAGACCTCAAGGAACAGGGATACCTGTTCTGGCGTGAAGGTTCTGGTTGGTCCATCTCACCCAATGTACTAACCGGAATAGAGGTATGGCTTAAATTATGCAAAGGTTTGACCGTCACAGCGACAGAACTAAAGACATTATCTACATTATTAAAATCGGATATCGTGACCAAATCTGGAAGGAAGAACTTAGCCACCCTCGACAACGAAACGCCCTACGCTCTAGACGACGTAAAAGGGAACTTCTGTACGAACGACTTGAAAGAGAAGCCTTGGTACGAAGTATTGAAAGTGGCAGAGCAGGAGAGAATATACATCAGTTCAGTCCGTCGGATGGGAGAGAAGATACTGACGGACAAGCCGAGGATCAAGATATCTACGATCCACAAAGCCAAAGGTGGCGAGGCGGATAACGTCGCCGTTCTTTTAGACTCATCAAAACTTTGTGTCGAAAGCGAAGATCAAGACAGTGAGGTTCGCACCTTTTATGTTGGCATAACTCGTGCTAAAAAGACATTGCATCTTATTGAATCGACATCACAATACGGATTTGCGATATGAAAGACAGAAAGTATTTTTTGGACACAGCCGAAGGGTTGATCAATGGACCGAGGGCCAAGGAATATGGTCCAGCAAAGATGAACCATGAGCGTATTGCAAAGATATGGGGGATTATTCTTGAGCGTGAGATAACACCTGAAGAAGTTGTTGCCTGTATGGTGGGGCTAAAGTTGGCACGTCTGGCAGAAGATATCAGCAAAGACGATTCATGGGTAGATATCATAGGCTATGCCGCACTGGGTGGGGAGATTATTAACGATGAAGGTTGATTTGTTTGATCCAGAAAACGAAGACTGGTTGCCGCCATCAAGTTTTCCAGACCTGACAGGGTGTGACAGGATAGCCATAGACTTGGAAACAAAAGATCCAAATCTAACTACGTTAGGCCCAGGCTGGTGTCGTGATGATGGGTATGTCATAGGGTATGCGGTTGCTGCGGGAGACTTTGTTGGGTACTTCCCCGTAAGACACAAGTCAGGAAACCTACCAGAAAAAACTGTGGTAAACTGGTTGAAGAAACAGTTGGCTACACCTCACATAGAAAAGGTCATGCACAACTGTATGTATGACCTTGGTTGGCTGCGCTGGGCAGGCATCGAAGTGCAGGGCAAGATTATCGACACGATGATAGCCGCACCACTTCTGAATGAACACAGAAGATACTACAATCTGAACTCTTTGTCCGGTGAATATCTGGGCGAATGGAAGAACGAAAAGATGTTGCGGTCTGCGGCAGACATGTATGGCGTGGACCCAAAGGCTGAGATGTGGAAGTTGGACTCTACATTTGTGGGCAGGTACGCAGAACAAGATGCGTCTGTCACCTTACGTCTGTGGGATAGGTTACGGGCTGACCTTGTAAGCGATGAATGCACGGGCATATTTGATCTAGAGTCAAGCCTGTTGCCAGTTCTTTTGGACATGAAAACTCGTGGTGTGCGGGTTGACATTGACAAAGCTGAACGTGTGCAGAAAGATTTAAAGCAACGTGAAGATGTCTTGTTAGCGGAAATAAAGGATCTTACCCAAGTCAATGTCGAACCGTGGGTCGCTACATCTATAGCAAAGGCGTTCGATGCCGTTGGGTTGACGTATGATAGGACAGAAAAAACGAATGCGCCTGCCTTTACAAAACAGTTTCTTGCGAACCATGACCACCCACTTCCACAAAAGATTCTGCGACTTCGTGAGTTTAATAAAGCCAACACGACTTTTGTTGAGACTATACTTCAGCATTCGCATAATGGTCGTATCCATTGTGATTTTAATCCTCTTCGTTCAGATGAAGGGGGCACAGTCACAGGACGATTTTCTTCGTCCAACCCGAACCTCCAGCAAATCCCGGCAAGAGACCCAGAAATCAAAGCGATGATTCGTGGTTTGTTTATCCCAGAAGAGGGATGTAAGTGGGGTTCATTTGACTATGCCTCACAAGAACCACGCTGGCTTGCCCACTATTGTTCTACACTAAAAGGTGCAAATCGTCATCCACAAATTGATGACGTTGTAAAAATGTACAACGAAGGTGAGGCTGACTTTCATCAAATGGTGGCTGACATTGCTGGTATCAGCCGCAAGCAAGCTAAGACAGTTAACCTTGGAATTATGTACGGCATGGGGCGTGGCAAGCTGGCTGGTGTAATGGATATCACAGAAGATGAAGCTAAAGAATTGTTAGGCCAGTACCATGACAAAGTCCCTTTTGTAAAAGGCATAGCTGATTTTGCAATGGACAGGGCACAAACCATAGGACATATCCGAACGTGCTTGGGTCGTAAGTGTAGGTTTGACATGTGGCAACCTAAGTCATACGGTTATAATAAAGCCTTACCACTGGAAGAAGCAGCGAAAGAATATGGTGGTAAAGCTGCCATCAAACGTGCTTTTACATACAAGGCACTGAACAGATTAATTCAAGGGTCAAGTGCAGACCAAACAAAGAAAGCAATGGTTGATTGTTATGCAGAGGGTTTGCTTCCAATGCTGACAGTGCACGATGAACTTTGTTTTAACATAGAGAATGACGAACAGGTAAAGCGAATAACAGAAATCATGACAACCTGTGTTCCTAATTTAAACATACCGTTTGAAGTTGATTCCGCAATCGTAGATAACTGGGGGGAGGTGGAGTAAAAAATGTTTACCGCAATCTTAGTAGCCTGTCACGCATACACAAATGTGGGTTGCTTTATGCTGACTGATGACAGGGGTCCATACAAAACTATGGAACAGTGTGAAGAACGCATCGATGAGATGTTAGCCAACACAATAAAGGTGTGGCTTGATCACAAAGCACCGTTAGTTGTAACAGGATGGAACTGTAAAAGAGATGTATCAGAAACCTGAGTGCTGGTCATGTGGGCATGACTTGATATGGGGCGGTGACCACGACTATGAAGATGCAGATAACAGGGAATATATTCAATCAAACCTGTCCTGCTCCAACTGTGATGCGTTTTATCTGTACTATCAGCCTATAGATTGCGTTATTCAGCCCATAGATGCTGATTCTGAGGGACCTGAAGGTAGTTAGACACGACCATCGTTGCTGAAGGCCCTGAGAATCGATCTTTTTATTCAGTAAAAACAACAGCTTGGGTTTGAGTGTCTAATTCACATGCTACCTCTCCTTGGCAGCAATCATCGATTATCTGACCACATGTAACACATTGTTCGTGTCCGTGTACATAAACTGTCTTCAGATTACCCTGACACCGTGGGCATCGGGGTGAGCAGTGTTCTTTACTCTCCATCTGCCAGTGCCCTCATGCGCGTTACCAAACGACGTGCGCGGTTCGGCACCTGCGTATACCACTTCGAGTCGACCATCTGATCGGCTGCTTCATTGAAGTTCCGTGCGTCTACCCCAGCCTTCATTCCGACAAACTTTGATAGGCGGGGATACCCCAGGTTGAACATCATGTTTGCAATGATAAGCTGACACTCTTCTGGCAGGTCACCCCAGTCTGGGTACAGGCGGTGACAGTCCTCAAGTGTAACGGCGATGTCCAACTTGAACACGTTGTCCACACGTTCCTGTTCAATGACTGTACCAACAGGCTTGCCGTACTCAGGGTCATCCTTTTTTATGAGGTGACCAATTCCGAAAGTTGGTAAATTTAAGTGGTCCAAATATATTTCGTACTTGCAGCCCTCATCAGAAGCAAGCTCCTGACGTAGCTGGTCTATGGTTGTAGATTTCATCTTGTCCTCTGTGCTATCTGTAAGTTTCGCATTGCGTCAATCGGGTTGCCTCCCAAGAGCGAAGGATCGAGGTTCGCGGTTGGAGGTGCGGGGACCGCCATTTGGGCAGGTGCGGCCCCCGCTTGCGCTGCCGCTGGAGGAGGGACGGCTGCTGCAACTGGCTGTTCTGTTTGTGCGTTTGCATCGCTGACTGGGTCTATAAACGAAAAGGAGCTTTCAGCTTTTCCGCCTAAAGGAAGCTCCCCTTCTGGTAATTTTGTTGAAAGCTTTCGTTCCATTCCTTGAGCACGAAGACCCCGTAGCTTTGGCACATCTATCTTGTCGCCCCCGTAATCATCTTGTGCAAAGTTAACTTGTATAACTAATTCCTTGGGTATCTTTACAGGCGTAAAGTTCCCTTCCAAAACACGTTCCCAGTTTGCAACTTTATTCTTTTTTAGTGCCTTTCTTATTTCATCTTTTTCCATACCCAAGTCAGTCATCTTTTGTATGAGCCTGTACATTTTACTTTGAATACGATAAGCCGCTTCGTTCTGTGCATTATATGCTTCTAGCACATTGTCCATAGATATTGGAGTTGAAAGCCCTGTCCGTAATGCTTTGTTAAAGGCCCCTTGTGGTTTTCTATTATCTTCGTTGTATTCTAAACTGCGATACATCAAAGATCTTTCAGGTGTTACTTTGTATTCACCGATACCTGTAATCAAACGGGCAAGCTCTTCACCGATTAGTCTTACGTTACCTCTTCTGTCCTGACCTGCCCCAATGGCGGTTGCGATTCTACTATTCAATTCCATGTCTCCACCAAATATAAAGTTAGTTTCTATTTGTGTGGTTCGTGGGTCTACTGCCGCAAGGTCACCAATTGTTTCCCTAACAATTCCTGGGTTCAATGCACCCAGAACGTGAACAAAAGACTTTGCCATCTTGTCCCCAACTGTGTCTGCGTCCCCCTCTCTGAACACACGAGCACCTGTTCGTGTTTCCCCTTTCCTAACAAACACATCACCTAATCTTTCTGCGAAGATTGATTCTTCAGCAAACGGACTTAACATTTCAGACAACATCTTTAGGCCAGCGTTTGTTGCAATCTTTCCTGAATCAAGATTTAATTCATTACCTTTGTTGACTTCGTTAAGAACAGCAGAAACAGGACGCTTTAAATAGTCGTATGGATTGAAGTAACTAAAATCTATGTATCCAACTATATCCCCATCTTTGTCTATGGACGTTGGTATTAGTGTGCTGTTTTGACTCCAAGGTGGACCTATTTCACGAAGAGCGTCGATAGCTTCCGACGTTACCCCAGTCATAAACATTGCAAAATTCTGTAACGCAGGTCCTGTTACCCCGGCAGTGGCGGTAAACCCTGTCAGGCGACGACGACCAATGTCGCGCATCTTTTGCCCAGCGTTATACAAAGCTTCGTCAGCAACACCTAACTCACCCATTGCTTCGTCCATCATACGACGACCCTCTTGAATCTCATCAAGTGAACGCTTGAGTATGTTTGTTGATGTTCTAATAATTTCAGCAGGAAACGCTACGAAGTTACCAACGGGCAGCTTTCTAAGATCCCTGACAAACTGAGGCACCCGTTCGTAGTTAGGAACCGTGTTCTTTACAATGTCCGCAGCGTATGCGTTTAAATCTTTAAAACCTTTTCGTTTCGCATAATTTTCAGCTAACTCAAGGTTGCCATCATACATGTTCAGTAACTTTGAGCGTTCAAAATCAAAGTTGTATATCTTCCAAAGGTCATCCCCACCTTGATAAGCATTTCTAGCACCAGTATCTAGGTTGTTTAAAAAGTTGCCGAGGGTGCCTCTTGCTTTTTTCTGCGCAAGGTCAACGCCCAAGTCGTCAATATCAGATTGTCTTGCGGTGTTCAGCCCGTCGTCAACCAGTCTATCAATCTCACGAATCTGTGCCTGTGTACCAATGATGCCGTTCTCTTGCAGCATCTGATAAAACTCTGCACGTTTATCTGGTGAACTTCGTCTGATGTTTTCAAGGACCAAGGATATAGACTCACTGACATTAGCACCACGTCCTACGTTTCCATTGGCTGCGGCAAACAAAGCTGCGGAGGTCACGTTACGAATCTGTGTAACCGGGCTGTAAACGGTCGCAACCTTTTGTGCGAAACCTTTACCTGTTAGTGCTAAACCATAAAGTGCCCGTAGAACAGGCCAGTTATTCGACACGTCACGAGAGATGTCATTGTACACGCCGCGCTTGACCCATGTTTCTTCTGTCGTAATTTTCTGTCCGGTTTCCGCGTCTACGTTGTCCTTACGACTTTTGGATTGTAATGTGCCCACACCATCGTCAGTCAGTTCCACATACTTTAGTTTTTCTGCATCACTGAGACGGTCGTAAACGCTACCGTTGACAATGTCAGCATCGTTAGTCAACCTACCGTTTACAACAAGACTAGGGTCACGCACCTTGCTTGAGTCCATAAAAGAATAAAATCTTTCTCTGGCTACAAACTCAGCCATGTCTGCCATAGTCAAAGCAAACGCATCTACAGGGTCTTTTATTTCACCAAGAATTAAACGAACAGCTTCGTTGTCAACTCTCTTCGGGGCCAACAGTCCAGTCTTCAACTTGTCTCTTATGGCTCTTCCAGTAACAGCACCTGGAGCTTGTGGCTTGTTTGAACGAACGCCTATCTTTTTACGATAACCTGTTGCAAATTCATCCAGTATCTGATTAACAATGTTTGACTGAACCCCGCCGTCAGTTCTAATTGGAAGAGCTTCACCTTCTTCTAACACGTTCATATCAGCCCTGCGCGACCGCATTGCAATTTTTTGATACAGTTCCCGTGTTGTGTTGTAGTTAGCTGGATCAGATAATAAGGCAGCGGCCCTTCTTCTGTTGTCTAAATATTCTTGAGACGGCGCAATATTTTTACGTTCGTTGCCAAAGTAAGCATCAGGGTCATCAAACACACGATACTTTTTACGAAGGTATGAACCAAGGTTTGCAATTATTTCAGCCTTGGCATCATCACCAAGTGCTTCATTAAAGTATCTAGACCTAGATATTTCTAGAGTCATATCGTCAACTTGTTTACGCATTCTCTGCGCTGCCACACGAATCTCAGACGTGGGCAGGTTTTGCAATAACCGCTGACGGGCTTCAGGTGAAGGCTCTGTCATATATTTATATACGCCGTCTAAAATCTCTGCTCTGTCTAGCGATGTGGCGTTACCACGGAAATAACGACCAAGTCTGGTTGTCGTCCCTAATTGTTTGTCGATTGCTTCTTCAAGTTTTTGTGTGGTCTGCGCAGCCTTGGCTGCAACTGATTCCATGTAACCTTGTGCTGCACCTCTAACTTCAGCAGCGTCTTGTGTTAAGTTACCCCTAAATCTAAACCTAGCTAAAACACCTTTGTAAACATCTCCAACTGTCGTTCCAGGCTGGCTTAATTCTCTTCGTGTAAACCTTTCAGGAACCTCAATGTTTGCTATTGATTGTGCTAGTTTACTGTTTCCAAGTGATTCGGCTGCGGCTTTCAACGCGGTTGGAGTTTTAACAAGCGCACCCTCAAGACCTATTGCATCAGCAACACCAAAGGTAACTCTTCCTGTGGCCTTACCCATGATACCAAGACCCTTTATAGCGTAAGGCAAGCCAGCAAACAGTGCCCCAGCTTCTGCTCCAATCTTCAGTTTGTTTTCCAGTAGCCGAAGAGCTTCTTCACTCCCCGTTAAGCCAATGTTTCTGTCTGTAAGAGTTGGGCCACCTTCAACAAAATCACCGATAGTCATGGTTCCATCGCTGGCAACTATTGCGTCAGCCAATGTCGCTGCACCTACCTGCTGCGCCTGTAGTATAGCGCGTTCGCGTCTGCTTATAGAACGAGACCCACTTCCAAGAGCCGCCCTGCTTCTACCACCACCGGGTGTCACAGTGGCTCTTCCTTGTTTAATAGCTCTATCTAATCTACCCAAACGTGACAACCTGACTGCGGCTTTTGCAGCAAGACCACCGGGCAAAATAAATTGAGTTGCTACTTCCGCTATCTCACCGGGAAGACCAACAGGATCAAGACCAAGATACTGTTGCAAGGCTTCACTTTCTTGCTGAACCCTGTTGGCGTAGTCTGTTTCAAAGAAGTAATCAGAGGGAAGCGCAAGTAGTTCACCAATACCCTGCCCCGCTTTTATTATACCAGCAGCGGCACCCTCTGCAATCTCTTGCATAAAACCTTCGGACTCAGTTTCGGGGTCCACGGTCCGTTCTTGTGTAATGCGTGTGCGTTTTTTTCTGCGTGGAGGTTCAGGTTCAAGTTCTGATTTAAAGTTCTCTTCTATAGAAGCTCGTGCTTCGTCATCTGACATATTCTCAGGCACACCGAATCGTTTGCCTTTGTATTCAAAAACCCTGTACCCCTCCTGTAACTTAGCCATTGTTAACTCGGATCAGTCGGCGGGAATAAGATTTGATAGTTTTGAGGATTATGACCACCTGCAAGAAGTGCCCCAATAATCTCTTCTTCTGTAGCTGGGCCAAGAGCAAACTGAAGCATGTAATTAATGTCCGCGTCTGTTAAATATGATTGTCTGAACAACTGAAGAAAATAATTTTTGTTTTCTAAAGACTCTCTGAATGCGTCTTCGTTCGCTGCTAGTTGGGCGGATACCTGTTCGCTGTGGCCTACTTCCCTCAGTTTGTCAAAGACAAACTTAGTTGCAGTGCCCTGCGATTCAGGATACACCCGCTTTAATGCGTCTTCCATACTTAAACCAAAGTCATCCATAAGCGATTTAATTTGCTTCATTTTCTCAGGTTCGTCGGCGGCGATTTCAAGAAGCTTTAGGTTTATAGCTCGATCTGCTGCATCTTGCGCTGTCTTAGCTGTAACACCCATTGACACAGCGAGAAGGTCTCTATCTGCTTGTCTTTCTTTTTGTTTTGTATCCGCTGCTAAAAACTCATCAAATGTTCCCGGTGCCGCAGTTGCTGCCGCTGCTAACGGTTTGTCACCTTGTGCGCCACGCGCTGCCATGTCCAAGAAAAATTTAGTTAAATAAGTCTTCTTCAGGTTTTTGTTTTCAGGAATAGGTGCGTATTCTTCTAGTATGTCTCGATTGTCTTTTATAAACTCTTCAAGACTTTTGTTACCCATCTTAGCTATCAGACGTTCTGTTAAGGATAGTCTGTCTGTGCCTTTCTCAGCTTTCTTACTTTTTCCAGCAGAACCTGACCCTCTTGGCACTGAAGTGTAAGCATCATCTAATTGACTTTCAGTTTCAGGACGAAACTGTGGCACATTTCCTACAACATCCGGTCTTGTATCTTGTGGTATTGTATCTTCTGGACCTTGTTGGCGATTATTTCTATTGCCGCCCCTTCTTCTTTTTGCGCTGGTGCCTGCTCCAGGAGCAGTAATTTCTATAGGGGTTACATTCCCTGATCGATCCCCGCGTCTTCCATAGTTCTGACTTGCTGGATACATTATAGGCTCACCTGTAAAGTCCGTTGCCATAGGAGCCAACTGAGGTTGATTGCGCATCACCGCCTGCATCAACTCAGGACTAGACCCCATGATGCCAACAGGATCATTTCGATTATACACCGCAGGATTTCTAAACATTCTACGCCGAAGGATTTCGCTTTTTACAAGTGATGGGTTACGCATTACCATGTCAGCCTCCGAACATGTTGTTGAAGAAACCACCTGACAACCCAGCACCAAGTAGTCCAATGCCTGTGGTCATCAAGTTCGGTGAAGGTGCCTGCGATGTTGTGTATGTTGACTGCATGGCTGGAACACCACGGAACAAGTCCGACATGAAACCAATCTGTTGGAAAGGTAATGCCTGTCGGGCAAGTTCGTTTGCTCTAGCAACATCAAACTCAGACTGTTGCTGCCGCTGTTGCAGACTACCTATGCCCATCATCGTATTAATGTCTTGCATTCCCATTTGCTGCTGCGCCTGACCAAGCCCTGCTTGTAAACGTGCAGCATTTTGTGCGGCCTGCTGCGCCTGTTGAAAACCTTGTTGTCGAAGCTGTCCAGCAGAACGTGCCTGCTGTTCTAATGTCTTACCTGCTAGGTCTGCTTGCGCCACACCAAATCGTGAGCCACCGAATGCACCAGAGGCAACTCCAGACCCACCGAGTCCTGCCTGTGCTTTCTGCCCCTGAGTTGCAATGTCTTGCATTGTTTGCTGGACAACTTGATTTTCAAACGGATTCATAAACTGTGAGGCACCGCCCGGTCCTGCGAACTGAGCCGCCCGGTCAAGAAATGGTTGATAAGAACCAACACCCTGCTGCGCCAAAGATATTGCTCGTTGCTGCCCTTCCGATAGCCCCGCAAGTTGCTGTGGTGCAAATGGCTGCGGCGTTCCTTTAAGAGCTTGTGCCTGTGCAAAAATGTCTTTCAGGAATTGTTCCTGAAAACCGGGAAGTCTTTGTTCTTGTATTACAGTTTGTGTTGACATTATGCTGTTGCCTCTAGTTCTGACATCATATCATATAAACGTGCGGCACCGATATCTCTATCTCCACCGCCTGCACCCCGAACAGCTTTAGCTGTTAAAACAAACTCACCGTCGGAGAGTCTTGCTGGCACAGAGTCTGATGTTCCTGTACCCGGTCCATCAACCTCACCACCGCCTGCATGTACATCCCCACCATGAGCAAGCCCAATATACCCAGAAGAGCGACGAACGGGACGATACTGGTCAGTATAATAGTTATACCCCGGCTTCTGGAGTTCTCTAAGTTCATCTGCATATTGTTCCATATCCGTCGGGTCATTCACATCATACTCTTTTCCTGAACGTCCGACAACCGATCCAAAAGCCTGACCCGGCGGACCTTCTGGTCTTCTTCCACCACCGTCTTCCTCTTCTTCACCAACCAAGCCACCTAATAAAGAAGCTCCAGCCAATCCCAAACCAAGTTTTTGTGCACCACTCATGTCGTCAAACAAAGAAAAGATGCCTTTCTTTTGTCCGGGCATAAGAGCAGTACCTTCAGGCATACCTGCACCAAGACCTCGAACTACATTGGTAGAGGTTGGACCAAATCCTAAAGCACTTGTTGTAACACCTTTCCTTGTAAAACTTGGCAACAGTCTTTCAATACCTGACCCAGTACCTGCTCCAAAGCCAAGCTTACCCGCCCCGTAACCTATAACACCACCAATAGCTGCATTTGTTAAAGCATCTTCAACTGATTTACCTGCTGCTAGTGACCCAATGCCAGAACCAATTGCAGCACCCATTGGTCCGCCGCCTACTGCAAAACCAACCACGCCACCAATTGTGGGTAAAAGTTTTTTAAATTTTTTAAATAAACCCATTACGCAACCTTTACCGTTCCGCCATCATTGTACAAGGTCCCAGTTTCGAGGTCCGTCGCTGAAGTAGGTAGGTCCGTCAGCGTCAACCTAGTCCCCCGCATCTCACCGGGGTTACGCTCCTGTTCAATAAACACTTCTAGTGAACGCACAAGGTCCGCCATATACTGTTGTGTATACTCGGTCGGCGGTTCTGGGAGCCTTGGTGGTGCAACCTGATTACTTGACATTATCTTCTACCGTCCTGCCTTATATCCACACGAGGGCTACCTAACTTCCATTTAGACCCTAATGCATTTGATTCTACACGAAGTGCAAAGGAACGTCCACGAACTCTTAAATCTAGCTGTTCTGTAAACTTTTCAACTGGAGTCGATTGCGTTCGTATAGTTGTACCGGATTGTGTGCTGTCGAAGTCCGCCCCCGGATTGTTACGCGCTTTAACAGTAAACGTAGCTTGTGGAGTCGATAAGTTAGTTGAACCTTCAAATGTTAAATCAGGTATAACTTTTCTTAAATATAAAAACTTGTCACCATCTCCGATGTCTATGGCTGCTGATTCAATAAATGAATCCATAGCCGAACCGTCATCATCATAACCTATTTCATGATTATAAATTAAGCTATTGGCAGTGGCTATAGGAAAGGTCCGAGTTCCACGGTCTAACCATGCTGTTCTAGAAAGTGTGCCAAAGTACCAAATCTTTTGACCATAATTATATGTTACATACCGATCGTTATCTGAAGCATCAGAAGAAGGATAGAACCAAGTTACTTCACTAAACTCTGTGTTTACTCCAGCTACAACCTTGTCTCTTTGTTCAATATTAAAGTCTAAAAATACTTTGTCTCTGACTGTGCAAGGAAGTGTTTGTGTCTGACCAGCATAAACATAGAACGTATCAATACCCATCCAGAATACAAAATCTTCCGTTGCCACCGCAGCATTTGGACTCATAATTGTAATGTTGTTTGACAGTTGTTGTAGACCAAAAGTAAATGGTGGACCGATAAAACGCATGGACGTAAGAGCAGTGTCAGTCCATACTAGTATCTCACGTTTTGTTTCTACGGCTTGCATAAAGGTAGAACCAGAACCTAACCTTAAACTACCTGCTGTGTTTGTGGCTAAAGGATACCATATCAAAGGATTCTCTTGAGTAGAGAATCTAATAAGCAACGGGTCTTGCACACCATCGCCATTTTCTTGCGTTGGCGTGCTCTCAACTATAACATCGTCTGCCCCAAAAGCTATGACATGACGGTCTCGATCAGAGACCATGACCTGTTTGCACTTTGTTGGCACGGAAAGTTTGGTTCCAGAAAGTGTGTTTAATTTTACCGCACGAGTAGTTAAATTGTTTGTTCTATCCCAATAATAAATTTGATCATCACGAGGATTGAGAAGCAGGTCTTCACCAAAGTTATCGTGAGACCACAACCGTATCTGTGTAGTTGTTGTTAGACCACCAGATGCAGCATCACCCCACCCAGAAAAATCGTCTGTTGAATTTGCATTTCCAGTTGCCAGTCGTACAACAGAACCGTCAACATGTGATTTGGCTGCGGTAGGTCCTAAAGTATTTACATTTGAAGTACCATCTGAATTTGTAGCCCCCGTGCCTGTGCCATCAAAGCCTCGAATAACTGTTAAATTATTACTTGAAACATTTGTAACAAGCATTAATTCATCTTCGATTTGTATTACATCATTTATTGCAATCTGATGGCCCCCAGGGGCAGACGTTGTCACAGTAACTGTAGTAGCACTAGACGATAAAGTACCACCCTGATTCAAGGTTGTTTGTGCCGCCCCGTTGGTAACTCCATAGTAAAGACCAGCCCCCCAACCTGTGCC